TGGCAAGGACGCTTCATAAGCCTCTTTACTGCCGTATGAAGCAATTTCATTAATTTCTTTGTTAAAATCTTGAGTTTTTACTTCGAGACCACTCATATAGGAATACTGTTCATTATCAAGCTTTACCTTTGATATAAGTTCCAAAAGTTGATGTTTTGGTATAATTTGAGTTTCTAATTCAATTAACCTATCATCATTTACATAATAGTCTTTATCTACAAACTCTTTTTTGTCAATATCTTTGTAGTGACGTATAACTAATTTATAGCTATTTAAACATATTTGATTATTTATTATCGAAAAATTATCAATTATATCCATTATGTCCTCCTTATCCCGTAATCATCGTTCCTGTATTAACACTCCCTGTCGGAAATGATGTATAGGATTGTGAATACTGCATTGCATTGCCTATAAACTGTACTTTATTTGAATTAAAATTCATTTCAGAACGTCCAATAAAAGTATTCCCTATCATTTGAGTTGGGCAAAGTATTTGAAGCTTGTAATTCTCGGACGAATTAACACCAGTAACCGTATTTACGAAAAAACAACCTTCAATTTTACCAAAAGTCAAATATGTACTTGCCGTATAATTGATAGTGCAATCTCTTAATGAACATAACTTTTGCTCTGTGTCTGTGGTGTAGTGACATAATGAATGATTTCTATTTTTCAGGGTAATATCGCACTCATCAATAGTCACTTTCCCGTTTATAAAATTTGTTCTACCGTTACCTTGTCCCGTTAGTTTACTATTTCGTATATATCCTGTTGCGTTAGTGTTATAAATAAAGTTTAAATCATCACCACCTGCACCTTGCGTTGACGAACACTCATTCTGCAATGATATAGAGCTGTCATCTATCTCTATTTTGGTACAATCAATACCACAATAGCATATATAACTTGAGCTACTTCTAATCCAAAGGTCAATACTACTCCCATTTTTCACTTTAAACAAACCAGATGACTTAATAGGTGTACTTCCCAAGTTCTGTGCTGTGGTAACATCTAATCTTGAAAACACATTATCAAAATATATACTACCAGCCTCGATACATAATTGTGGTATTAACTCCATTGCAATATTCTCAAAATATAATGGATATGAAGCTTTTGAGTCAGAAGAACTGCTCCGTGAAGTTATGATACCGTTATTACTAAAATTTAATGTAGGTCTATCACCTGCGTGCTCACCAGACAGCTTAGTTGCGTGATTACCTCCGTACATATAAATGGGAGCGTCTATTGAATAGTTACCTTTTTTTAAAATTATCCTCGAACCATTTCTCGAAGCATTTATAGCCTCTTGTATTACCTCAACATCAGACTTTCCGTCAATTCCGCACATAAAATCGACATCATTTATTGAAGGAGGTATTCTGTAACCGTCAACATTAATTGTACCTACTACTATATTGCTGTGGTCGATTTTTCTCTTTTCGAGGGTACTTACCCATTCTGTACCATCATATATAAATTCAACAATTTCACCTGCTTCCCAAGAATTTGGGTATTGTTTATTTGTAGAGTTGTAACCACCATTATAACCTTTAAAGACACCGTACCCCTTGTATCTGATACTTTTAGCACCTGTATTATTTACATTTAGAGTGGCTTTTGTTGTTGAGTCATGTGCATATGTAAATTTGATAAACACACGCACACCTGTAACAAGTTTAAAATTTGTTATGGAAACTGTTTTTGCTACTGTACTTCCACTTGTATTGCATACCGCATAAGGTAGTTGTTGCCATACAGGAGCACCACTACCATTACTAATCAAATTATACCCTGCCGGTCCCCCACTCGTTGGTGCATACCACGACTTGCTTGCCGTTGCCGAACCGTTATAGTTCGTTGCTGAACCGTTCATTGTCAGTGTCAATGAATTCGGATTTTGCATTGACGTTGGTTTGTTTGACAGGTCAGTATATGAACCTGTAAACGCTACCGTTTTTAAATCGGCAAAGAATTTCTTTATTTTTCCGAACAATGTGCTTAGCGTTTCACCACTCGCTATATTTACTCGTGTGCTTGCCTCTGTAAATGTCGGTTGTTGCAAATTCTTATCAGCCTCTGTTCTTGCAGTTTCCTCGCTTGACAGTTTTGATTGGATTTCTGTAATACACTTACTTACCAAACTCCAAAACCAATTAAAAACATTTGCCGACGGTTTATATCCGGCTTTAAATCCGTCATTTTTCAGACTATCGCTCGGCTCGGTGCCTGTATTATTCCATTCGGGCAAACTATTATTAAAATTCATACATTTATTCTCCCCTCTTAAATATTTCCTAAGTAACCGCCGTGACCGTTACCATCGGCAAATCCTGTTTCAATGTTATAGTCATTTTCGTGGTCGGCAAATTCAAATGTCCCTGTATATTCATACGAATATGTTACAGACAGATGAGCGGGTTTCAAATCCTCAATAATATTCCTAATTATGATCTCAGGTACATCGGGTTGATGAAAAATCACCGTAAAACTGTAATTCTTAATATCTTCGGTTATATCAACCAATACACCGTAACTCTCAATTACCGCCCGCAAATTCGCCTTTGTTGAGGTTTGCGACCCTCTCATTCTTATTTTAATAAGGCTCTTTCGTGCCTCAAGGGTATTGCCGATTTCTGATATACCCAAACTTTTTTCATATTCTCTTACGGCATCTTCATCGGCACTGTCAATAAATCTGTTTTTCATAAACATTTCTATCAACTCATACAAACGTTCAAATTCCGCATTGACGGGTGTATTTAATGCTTTTATATACCGTGACTTTTTATAGTACGACGGTAAATTCTGTCCTACATCAGCCAACGGCAACACCCCCAAGAACGGCAATTTCAGTTTCGGATATTGTGATATTTTCTGTTTTTGAATTGATTTTCAAATTTGAATAATCATCAACACCGTCTGTATTCAATATGGTTTGACCTATTTTTGCATACGACACATAGCCGTTCGCAAAAGACACATCACGCAAATAACTTCTGATATTCGCTTTAATATTTTCGAGTGTACTTCCGTCCACATCTGCCGAAAACGTAATATTTATACTTACTGCCGTTGCAGTGGTAACGGTCACATCTGCACCTATCGGGCATTGTTCATCTATATAACTCTGTACCTTATTTATAAGCTCACTTCCGGCAAGTTGTTTTTCACTGTCAACGATTATCACTTTAACCGTTCCTGCTCCGTTCCACAACGGCAAGCACTTTGCGTCACCCACTCCGTCAACTGATTTTGCCCAAGAGATATACTGCCACTTATTCCCGCTTGTTATAGGATGCGAAACATATTCGGTAAAACGCTTTCGCAGTTCAACATCACTTTCTTTGTCACTGCCTCCTGTGGTTGAAATTTCATTTGTTACGGATACAAGTCCTTGAATCGTAACCGGAAATCTGTTTATTTTCCCTTTTTCAACATTGCCTTTTACTCCGGCACTGTCACACACAATTCGTACCGTTACACTTCCGCCGTTTGGTATAATCGCATTTTCGGTTATATTAAATATAACATTCCCCGCCGCCACCTTTTCACCGACAGACACTTTTGCTCCGACGTTACCGCTTACAGTCACATATCCTGTTGCATAGCTTGCCTCTTTGCGTTCCAATCCGAACTCGCCTACACGCATATCAAGATACTTACCCGTAGCGGTTGACGCATAAAAATAAGAGTCGAGAGATGATATAATATCATAAACATTCTCAAACTCCGTTGCCGTTGATTTTTCTATATCGTATGTATAAGTTCCCGATGACGTATCATATCTTGACGGTATCTGCAAAAGCATACGTTCAAGTATTGTATCAATAGTTTCAGCCATTATATCGCCCCCTTAACGTCATTTATATCGCCGTACACGCTGTTTACGGTAAAAGATACTGTAAGCAGTGAGCCGTCTACTTCCATATTAAAGTTATCAATACTCACTATATCTTCATTTGCGGTAAGCATTTCGGTTATCTCGCGCTTGACTTCCGAACGGATGTAGTCACGATTGTAATTCTTTCCGAC